CAGCCAGGAAGTAGGCCTGACCAGCCTGGGGACCCATGTAGAAGCTGGAGTTGTTAGGCATCATGGGGTTACCCATGTACATGCCTTGACCAGGATTACCAGCGTAACGAGCGATCTCACGGAAGTCAGCATCACGACGCAGGTGCATCATGAAGGTGGGATCGCAGATGCAGCGATACAGACCATCAGCGAAGGTAGGAACGTTGCGCTTGCGCAGGTCCTTAACAACAGTCAGAAGATCGGTAGAAACAGAGAACTGTTGATCACCAGCGGTGATTTCAGTGGTTTCGTAGGTGATCTGGCCGGAGGCGTTCTTAACTTTGCCACCAGCGAAGTAGTAACCACCCTGGGAACCAGAAGCAGCACCATTGGCTTCAGCTTTGGACAGCTCGTCAATGAAGACGCGGTCACGCCAACGGCGGTAGTCGTCGAGCAGGGTCAGAGAACCGATGCTCTGGTGGAACATGTTCAGGTTGCCGGTGTCCAGCAGCAGGCGCTGGGCGGTAACCAGAGTTTCACGAGCAATCTTAAAAGTGCTGGGCTGGGTAGGATCGCCCGGATCTGCAGGACCGGTGTATTCCTTAAGCACCACCAGGACTTTCTCCTTGGTGATGTTACGGCTGTTGGCGGTACCGATAGTCTGGTCGGCAATACGCTCACGGCTGTCCTTAGTGCCGGGGGTTCCCCAGAACTTGTAGCGGTCCAGCTGAACGGTTTGACCAGGCTGACGGGTGAAGTCGTGGACGACCACAGGCTCAACCGCCATTTCCGCGATGTAAGCAGGGTGGGGACGATAGAGTTCCGCACCAAGAATCTTTGGAAAATCGTTATCAATGAACACTTTGTTTTATCCTCCAGTGTCGCAGGAAATGTGTTTAACGGGTGAAAGATTCAGACATTTGTATGTCTTATCTAACACAAATTTTAGCAGTCGGTAATTTATTGAATTACCGACATACTTATCACTCCATTACAAACAGTTTGCTTGCAACGGCTTGGGGTTGAGCCTGGTTCAGAAGACGCCAGGCATTTTGGGGATCACGAGCCATTTGGTCGTTGAAACCGCCCCAGAAATCGCCTTGTGCTTGGGGAGCAGATGCGGCAGGGGGTGCAGGGAATTGACCCTGATTCATAGCGGCAGGAGCGGTGGGATAACCACGGGTCTCCAGCTGACTCTCGTTTTCGTAAACGGGGTAGGGACCTTCAGGACCGAAGAACTTCAGTGTGTAGTCGCTAAGAACGTCGGGGTTGGTGAGGATCTCGTTATAGGCGAGGTTTTCCTGGTGCTCACCAACAGCAAAGTTTGCGTAACCCTTAATGGCCTCACTTGCCCTGCTTCCCCACGCGACGGCGCTGTCCAGCATTCCTTCCAGCTCGACCGCGTAATTGTTCAGAAGAGCCGGAGCTTCGATCCCGAACGCGTCGATCACCTGACGGCTTTCCTGGCTCATTCCCAGGTAATCCCCGATCTCCTCCAAGGACGGACCCGAGGAGGTTTGGGAATAGTTGGGCGAGGATGCCTGGTTGGGAGACCAGGTCAGCGGATCCGATTGTTGCGTAGCTTGGCTGCTGGGCTGCCCGTAGTTGGCCGGGGTATACGCTGTCGGCGCCTGCGACTGTTGACCCTGGAACGGGGATTGGACTGGACTGCTCAGCAGGTTCACCACCTTGTTGAACGCCGATTCCCAGGGATTCCCCGCCGACTCCGCCGGTTGGGATTGGGGGGCGTACTGAGTAGGGGCGGATTGGTAGCTGGGGGCTGCCTGAGGTACCGCTTGGGGGTAGCTCGTACCCACCTGATAAGCCACTGGTGCCGGTGCCGCCGGAGCTGCTGGTGCCGGAGCTGCCGCCACGTAGCTGCTGGGTGCGACGGCCGCTGGTGCTGGGCTCGTCTGTGGGATCGATTGGACGGTAGCGTCCTGCATAACTCATCTCCTTTTGTAATGCTTCTAAAGTGCGATACAGATATGGGGTCAAATCCAATCGCGGATCCGCAGCCATCGGTAAATCCGGTGATTGCGGGTGGGGGGTCTGCATCATTCCTCCCACAAGGCGAGCGAAAGAAGAGTATGCACCCTGTAATTCGTTCACCATCCTGAAGGGGAACCCCGATAGCATCGCGGCCCTTTCCTCATCCGTCTTGGACGGGAAGAGGTATTTCAGTGCTTCAATGCTATCAACACCTAATTCTTGCAGATTTCGTACAACAATGGAGTTATTTAAGATGTCTTGCGTCGAATCTTCATACACAGGACCTAACCAACGCCACTGCATTGTTACGTCACCGTCAGGAATTAAGCCTTGAACTCCAGGGGGGATTTGCTGTGTCTGAAGACAAGCCATCATCAAGCGTTTGACTTGCTCTTCATACATGGACATCGCTTCTTCAAACATCGCCACGTCTTCCTCTGTGGAGTTTTCGGGAAGATCTAGAGGCTTTTCAAGCCCTGCCGCTGCAGCCAAGCTGTCACGGAAAACTCTTTCTTCTTGGTAAATAATCAACTCTAAGCAACGGCAAATACCATATGTATAGATGGCATTTGCTTTCTTTTTAGCTGTTGCAGAAACACGTCCAAAGAGAGACTTATATTCTGTTGCCGTTACGCCTGCCGAAATTGAAAGTTCATCCACACCACCTAACGCAGTGCGAATTTCCTCCCGATACTGCCTTGCAAAAGAGTTTTGATCACCAGTAATGGCATCAGGAACAATGTAACCAACGCGATCATTCGGCTCCAGGTTTGCAATAACTCTTGGAACCCTCAGTTGACCATCTGCGCCAGATCGATAAACCGGATCTGCTTTGAAACGAGACTGGCTTAATGCTCCCCCACCAGCGAAGCCAGAGTTGGCTGCAATAGAAGGACGCTGAACAGTGGCATCCCCACCGCTCTCCATCAAGTCCGTCTTGGGACGGGATGAAAGCAGGGTTGGATTACCAAAGAACTGGATGTTTTTCCGCATTGTGCGGACCATTTCATCATGCGTGCAAATGTGATTTGCTAACGCATCAAATTCGCCTGAACCCTCAGTGGAGAAACCCTTGACGTTATTAAAGATCTCTACACAAGGAATAAAACCAAGTGTATTTTTAAATGTTTTTGTTTTACCAGTGGTTGCCTGGTAGTTTGTATCAAATGAAATTTCACCTTCTGAGTGAGTTTCTTCAATCGTTTTACGTTTGATCGAAAGCCTGATATAACGTCTTGCTGCACTGGTGCCCATATTGGCGGGGCCAGTGATATTGTTGGTTTCAATGTCTTGCTGGTAACCAAACCCATTACGGATTTTGTAGCTATAGATGACTACAACTTCATCCAGCTCGCCATCAATGTTGTAGTAACTGCGATATTCGTGATTGCGGAAATAATAGAGACGGTAATTGTTCTTAGTAGGACGGATGTAAAAAAGACCTTGACCATCACACAGAAAATAATCCCAAATTGAATCTAGGCGAGTATCGATGGAATTGTATTTAATTACACGATCAATAAAATCTTTGCGTTGATTTCCAAAGTTGTCTTGTGCAGGAAAAAATTCGACACCCTGACGGATGCCGAACATTCGCATCTGAGCCAAATGAGACGCGACGATGCCGGTATCAATCATTGCCCCACCATCTCGCTCGAGGTAGGAATCAACAATTTCTTTAAGCCTTGATTTAGCGTCCCCGGCAGCCATTAACTATCTTTCTTTTTATCTTTATTGATCTTAGCAGCCTTCGCCCGCTTCTTTGAGTCTAACCAACGTCGAAAGAATGCCAGCTCAGCAGGTCCATAAAGCTCTGGATGTTTCAGAGCATTTTTGACAAGCTTTTTAGTCTTCATTTTTTCTCCTGGTAACGTTTAGCAGCTCTTGCTGCTTTACCAGCTTTCTTTGCTTTCTCGGTGTTGGCAATAAATTGTTTTCCTTCTTTACTTCCTTCTCTTTTCTTTTGGTCAGTCTCCTCACGTTCTTCTTTTGACAAGGAGGCCCACGCCTTCTCTGGGAGGTAACGCTTGGTGTATCCCTTTTGTATCGCCTTGTCTGCCATTGTTAAGGTGCCAGGGGAGGGATAAAATTAGGTCCAAGAGCTGCGGGTAAACCGGGAGGCACTATTTGATTTTTTGTTTTTTGATACAAAGTATTAAGGTAATTAAGGGTAGAACCTTGCTCCTCTTTGGCTCTATCTGGGGCCATTGTTGTATTTACTCTACCTTGAATGTTCTGCCAGTCTTGAGGAGAAACATTGACACGAATATCAAACGGTTCATAAGTTCCCAAAGCTTTTGCTGCGTTGTAGATTAATGCGGGAATTGGTCCGCCTTCGCTAAGATCGGCAACTGAGTCTACTTGATCTTTAACACCAAGCTTGGCCAAGCTAGGCATTACTTGCTCCGGTTTATCTACTTTCCAGCGGTCATAAATTTGTACTCCTCCTCCAGGTTGCGGATAAACAGACAGGTTTCCGTAAGCCATCTTCATGTTTCGTCCTTGGCCATAAAGGTTTACCACTGGACCGGAATTTTTTATTGCTTTCTGCTTTGCATTAATTACTGTTTTAATGTTGCTCACTACTTCATCTAAATTAAAAGGTGTATTGATCGTGTTGAAAATCATTTTTCCCAATGGACTGTTTTTGTTTTCTTCTGGTGACTTGGCATATTCTTCTTTTAAATTTTTAACAAAAGATTGATGCATAAGTTCTTGCTGTTTTGCCATCATGAAAATATCTTGGTCTGATGGGCTTTGAATATTTTGTTTCTGTTCGTAAGCTCCTTTGACCAAGGCGAGTTCTTCCGGCGTCATCGTAGTAATGTCTTTAGAGCCTCCGGTCATACCCTTAATATAAAATTGTTCAGGTTTTGGTAACCCAGATTTTTCCAATGCAACATCGCGTACTGCTTGAAAAGGAGCAGAACGAACAATGGAAGATAGGCTTAAAGCGCTTTGGGGCGTGGTAACCAATGGGCTAGCTGCGCCACCAGGTAACATTCCACCAAACAAACGTTTGTCAGCTTGACCATAAGCACGGCCAACACGGTTTAAAAAACGTTGGAATAATTCCATTACTTGCTCTCCTTAACGTAAACCTTGAATGTAGTTGTACAAGGCTTTTTCTGCGGCATTGCGACCGCTTAATTTTATTTCATTACCCTGTCTTAATAAACTGTATTGCGAAGGGTCGTAACCGTACTGCTTCAAGGATTTTTCCATTTCGCTTAACTTGTCTCCCTTAAATGCTCTTGCAGCCGTTCCGGCTAAACCAGTTAACGTATTAACACCACGACTAAGTAGCTCGCTTACAACCCCTTGTGCAACTCCTGGTGCAGTGGCTCCCAATACATAAGTTCCTTTTGCCAAAATGTTTTGTTTTGTATTCCAAGGAACCCCTGCTTCCTTCGCTATGGGTATACCAAAACGATCGGCCATTACTTCTTTTCTTAGCATTTGTTGACTAGCGCCAATACCACTCAATGCTCCTTCAATACCTGCACCCAGCAAAGATCTATCGTCATTTTTCAATGATCCAAAACTAGTTACTATTGCACCTGGGCTAGAAGCTCTCACTAGCTCTCTATTTCCTATTTTTTGCATTGCTTTTTGATTTTCAAGATCAAAATCTCTCGGCAATGAGTAATCGTATGGCCTCTTAATTGCATCAACAGCATGTCCAAGTTCGTGTGCAATTGCCCAGCCAGGGGTTTTCGGGGTTACAAAAACAGTTGGTTCGTCAATGCCAAAGAATGGATTGGCATTCATAAAAACTGGACCGCCAGCTAAAGCACTGAATCCACCTCCAGACAAATCTACCTTAGTGCCAGGTTTTCCTTGTTTTACTTCTCCAATTTCTTTGCCCGGAACAAAAGGACTCCAAGTACCTGGAAACCCTGCTTCTGTCATGCGTTTTGAAGCAGCGTCCATTAAGGCGGGCAATTGCTTCATGGTTAATGCTTCATTGGCAGATGTAATGACAGGCTTAAACGCTTCTCCTACTTTTTTTTGTGTAGTATTTAATATTTTTGGTGCGTACATTCCGGCAACATCTGCAAGATTGACAGACCGCACTGTATTGCTTAAAGGATTTCCCGTTCCACCGCCAGGAAGAAAGCCTCCTAATTTTTCATCTGCTTTCTGGTACGCATTCAAAAGTCTTTGGAATAAATCCATTACTTGCTCTCCTTATACTTTTTGGCAGCAGCTTTAGCTTTGCCGCGTTTTTCATATTCATCCTTGGTCATCCACTTTTCTTC